TCATCTTGTAGTAACCAGCCTGTTGCTCAGAAGAGAGGGTAAGCTGATTCCAGATGTGCATCCAGTCACCATATTGGCGGTCAATTCTTTGGCCTCCAATCTCAACCTCAACGAGGGCAATGAGCTGCTCACCGGGGTAGTCTAACCAACGGGCATAGACGGGGCCAGTGCCAGAGGCACCCATACCCTGGTTGATCTCAGGGAGAGTGACCTGGACATAGGTGCGGTAGGCAAGATCTCCGTTTCTGGAGATGGTGCATGAAACACGGCGACCGAAGTCAGCCTGGCCGTTGAAAGTCTGCTCAATAGACTCCATGGCGAAGTTGGTGTGGCGTCTGTACGACACCTTCCAGAAAGTGATCTCGGGGTTTCCAGTCAGGAAAACGTCTTGGGCGCCGTAGGCGACTAATTGCATAAGTGCTCCTCCCATTTTTTATATATACTTCGGAAACATATTTTTTCCTAAATAATCGCGCAAACGTCGCATTTTGCGCTTCTAAAATAGGCATTTTTCAGACTGTTTATAAGGGTCTTCTACACAACTGTAGATACCCGGCTGATTCATCTTGTCTATCAGGCATTTTATTGGGCGCCTCGTTGTGCCCCCACTTTTTATTTTCGGGACATTATTTAGAAAAATGCCGCGGATTTGTAAAATGGTGGGGTGTCGCATTCGGCCTCTCTATGGAGTGGAATCCGGTGGCCCTCAGTTTTGCGCTGAACATAAGAAACCCGGGATGACAAACCGCGCAACCTGTAAATGGATGCCAGATTCCGCAAATTGTGCCAATGCCGATTGTAAAGATCGTCCGGCAAATACGCGATTTCGTGGATATTGTGTTGCGTGTTATAAGACCTTGTTTCCAGATGACCCTCTCACCTTTCAGACAATGTATCGTTCAAAACAACAGGCGACATATCAGTTTGTTATATCCCGGTTTGATGGTTTTTTACATGATTCGCCAATGTATTTTGGAGGGATGCGCATAGATTGCCGCATAGTGATTGGTGATACGCTTTTATGTATTGTTACATCACAAACTATTGTGATAACACCGACTATTTTTACTGAACCCAATAGTACAATACCACAAAAAATAATCATTATCGCATTCAATCCCGACAAGTACATTGATTCAGATGGCCGAAGTGTGAATCCGATGCTATATATGCGATTGCCTCTATTGGAAGACGAAATCGCACACCAAATGGAGCGTATTATTGCTCGTAAAAACACGAATCCAGTGGAGGTAGCGCGACTCTTTACCTCAGTGTCTCCATTGACGAATTCTCCAGAATGAACTTTTCTAAATAATCGTCTTGGAATATTTCTTTTTTACCGTTGTGGGATTTCTGGAATATATAGTTGCCATCGCGTTTTTTCACACTCCATCCCTGTTCCAATGAATTGTAGATGAATGCCATTTTATAGATGGTTTTTGTGTCTAAATCCAAGTGGGGAGACGGATTCATTTACATATTTTGATGAATGTTTTATTGGGTTTCAAACGATAAGCCCCGCCTTTGGCGGGGCCGACTGATAAAGGCACTCCGAAGTGCCGACTCCAAGGTACGAAGGAGGGGCCTTACACTCATCCCTTCGTGCGAACTGCGTTTGAAATTCGGTTAAGTTCCAAGGAACACGTATTAATCAATTTCCTAATAAGGACATAAAATCTACAAAGTATATTATTTAGGATGAAAGACGGACCGACCACACACGACATCATTTTACACGAAGACGAGGCCCGTTATGTGATGTTTCCAGTGCGCGACGAAGACATTTGGAAAATGTACAAGAAACAAGTGGATTGTTTTTGGCGCGCGGAGGAAGTGGATTTGTCTAAGGACCTCGGTGATTGGAGCCGACTGAACGAAGATGAACAATATTTCATTTCTATGGTCCTGGCATTTTTCGCGGCAAGTGACGGAATTGTGATGGAGAACCTGGCAACCAGGTTTATGGCCGACGTACAGCTATCGGAGGCGCGTGCCTTCTACGGATTCCAAATCGCGATGGAGAACATCCATTCCGAGATGTACAGTTTGTTGATTGATACCTATATCAAGGACCGCGAGACGCGAGGTCGCATGTTTTCGGCGATTAAAACTGTCCCATGTATCCAGAAGAAGGCCGACTGGGCGCGCAAATGGATCTCGGGGGACCAATCATTTTCTACGCGACTCATTGCGTTTGCGTGCGTGGAGGGCATCTTTTTTAGTAGCAGTTTCGCAGCTATTTATTGGATTAAGAAGCGCGGGCTCATGCCGGGTCTCACTCTTTCCAACGAGTTCATCAGTCGCGACGAAGCACTCCACACCGAGTTTGCGATTATGCTTTATAGTAAGTTGCTGGAGAAAACCGACAAGACGATTGCGCAAAGTATCGTGAAAGATGCGGTAGAAATAGAGAAGGAGTTCATTACGGTGGCACTTCCGTGCCGGATGATCGGAATGAATATGAAGTTGATGTCGCAATATGTTGAGTTTGTGGGGGACCGTTTGTGCGTTCAATTGGGTCTGCCGAAGATTTACGGGGTTCCGAATCCGCTGGATTTTATGGAGTTGATTAGCGTGGATAGCAAGGTCAATTTCTTTGAACGCACAAATAGTGAATATGCGATGGCAAATAAGGAGGTGGCGACGGATGTCTTTGATTTCAATGCGGAGTTTTAAAGCGCCAAAGGCGCGACCCAATTCTAAGCCAAAGGCGCAATAAAATAATTTATCCGTTTATTTTATTATGGCAAACAACAAGACCCAGAAAAGAAAGCAAAGCGGCGGAACTAAAACTCCAAAGAAAACAGAGAGAAATAAAACAGCGAGTAAAATAAAAGATCCTTTTATAAAAAAAATGACATTATTGGAAACCTTAGCCCAACGTGAAGGGAAATATAATTTAGCTCGTGACATCAGTGTATTAATTAAAAATCCGCCATTGACCCCCGCTCAAAAGAAGAAACACTTAGATAGTTATAATCGGTTGGTCACTAGTTCAGTTCAGGCAAATGCCGCATTGGACGCATACAAGAAGGATAACAACTTAAAAAATGTTGGTATCAAAGCGAATGTTTCTGGTCCGATTGTTCCACATGGTCTAAGGGGTCATTACTTAGTAGGCATGACCGGTCGTACTCATGGGGCCGAGGCCTATCCAGGTTATGGTCGCGAATTTGTAGCACATACTTATAAAGAAAACGAATGCTCAATATGTATGTCAGAAGAAAATATTAAAATCAATGATAGAGCATATTGTAAAAAGAATGGTCACACATTCCATAAGGCGTGCTTAGAAATGTGGAAAGAAACGCGAGGAAATATGGCGACTTGTCCAGTTTGTAGAGGTCCTATATAATAGTTTTATATGTATCAATATTATATTGATACATGTCGGCATTTCAACAACCTGGACCGTGGATTCAAGTTGAGTCCAAAAAACATGAAGGCAGACAATATTATTCAAATACAATAACGAATGAATCCCAGTGGGAGCCACCGAATGGTAAGGATTTTATCAGCAAATCCGGAGAGTTTATCACGTCGCGTTTTATGAAATACCTCAGTGCCAATCCGAGCATTGATTTGCTGGAAGAAGGCGAATCGCAATATAGAGAAACGGGTGGCACGAGTCCAGATTTCATTCAATTTGTTTTGGACAACGCCAGTGTAGTAGATATGGATATCAATAATTTAATAAGTATTACGGTGAATGTAATCAAGACCATTTTAGAAAGACTTGGCGAAACTCCGAGCGAGTTATTCAGTATGGTTTTATTTGCGAGTGGTCACGGAGGCAGTGAGTGTATTAGTGTCTTTGAACATGGCAAACTGTCAGAAACCACAAACGTTTTGACTATGCCAATTGTTCCTCCCGGAAAAGACGGTTATAATTTTACAAAAATAGAAGGAATGAATATGGCGATGGCAATCGCCAAGAAAAGAGGAAACTTGTTGACGAAGGAAGAAAAAGAACCATTTCGTAACAGAATAATACAGCAATATAGAAGAGTTGAACGAGAAATTTCTGAAAGTATAGATGCAATGCGTTTAAAAATATCATTTATCAGATACGATATTACACTCGCAGAAAATGTCCCTGAAAAAATTAAAAAAAAAGAGCAAAATCCAAACATAGATACCTGGTATGACCCTTTGAAAACAATGTATGATATATGTAAAAGAAATGGGATGAATTGTGAGGGCATTGATGACCCAGTC